GATGATTGCTTTAACTTTAGTATCCTTTCGTAACTGTTTAATCGCTCTTGAAACAAACCAAGAAGTGATATTATATTCTGATTGTTGGGTTTCAGGGTGTATGCAAAGTCGTGAAAGTTCAAAGAGTCCTTCTTGTTCATTTCTTTCTAATCCAAATGCCCCTTGCGCCACTTCTGGTACTGGAAGTCCAGTAAAAATACAAACTCCAACTGGTCCTCCAATATTCAAAGGAGAAAACTCATTTTTTCGGAACAAACCATAATTATATCCCGATTTGTAACCCTTAGAATAATCTTTAAGATAGTGATAGGTTAGAAGAAGTTCTTCAGCATCCTTCTTAGAAATCCTATCAATATGGTAGTCAGATTTCATAAAAAAGAGGGGAGGTCTCACTCCCCTCATTATAGCACCTGATCAGTCTTCTGCCAAACGAGCAAAGTAACTGAGGGCGTCATCGTCTTCATCATCATTTGATGTTGCAGTACGACTTGGTTTCAAGTTACTAATTTCTTGACGAAGATCCTCAGTGAGTTCACGAGAAGAACCACGAGTGTACTCTTCTTCATCTTCAACTTCTTCATCAATACGAGTAGAAGTTTTAGTTCCAAGAACAGAACTCATACGCTTTTTCAGTTCATCATAGGTTTTAAATTCACTTGGGGACATGAATTCAGCAAGAGAATGCTGTTTCTTCCAGATTGCTTCCATAGCATCATCGTCATCCAGAAGAGCACCTTGATTTGAAAATTCACTGGAATCATAATTACGATAACCAGCAACGTTCTTTGCCTTCAGTTTAAAGTTAGCACCTTGCCAGAAATCAAATGGATCGATTGCTTGCTCATCTTCAAACTCAGGTTGCATTGCTTCGGTAATCTTATCAAAGATTTTCTTACCATACTTAAATAAAAATACCTTACCTTCATTAGCAGGATTTGCAGGATCCTTCACAACGTAGATGTTAGAGACGTAAGTCAGTTTACGCTTTTGTTTACGAGCAACTTCTTTACCCGCATCAGTTCCATTATTCCACAGTCCAGAATTGTGCTCACAAACAGGACACTTTTGATTGATAGTGGTCAGGCAATTATCGATTAACCAACCACCAGGGCCTTGAAATGCATGTGAATAAATCTTCACAAATGGAAGATCTTCACCATCAGGTGCGGGGAGGAAGCGAATAACAGCATAACCGTTACCACTTTTATCACATTCCAGTTTCCATACACGCTCATCACTGGAATTGCCAGTATTATTCATTTTTTCTACTTCTTTGACCAATTTAGCAGTCAAAGAACCAAGTTTAGATTGCTTTTTAAGATCGGCAAATGCCATGTTAGATACCTCGGATAGTTTGGATTCGGGGGATTTACTCGGATAGTATAACAAGGATTCCCTCAGTTGTCAAGATATTTTTTGAGGGATTCGATTGTCTGGTTCATACTATTGAATAAAGTTTGCATATCAGTCTCTGATGGAAATCCCATCAGGGCAACTGATTTGCGTAGGTTCTCTTTCATTTCAACCGCTTCTGGGTCGTCCGAAAGAGATAACCTAGTATACATCACTCTCTGCTTTTCTAGCAAGACTTGAAGTTTCTCAATGTGATTTATCTTAGTCTCACGATCCATTACCCCAAAAGTTAAAATACTTCCGTAAATTTCCTCTTGAAGTTTATTAATTTCTTTCAGTTCGTCCTGAATAATATCAGATTCAAAAAAATTACTCATTGATTATAGACCGTAAAATTTTTCTATAGTTAAACACATCAATATTTAGGAATGGCATATATTTTTTTAATTTCAAACTTACGGTTTCCCATACAGGATCGTCAAGTTTCTTATCAAAGTCCTTTGAAAAACCGAATATTTTTTCGTAGATTGTAAAGGTTTCTAGCGACAACTGCCCGCTTAGAAACTTTTTGAGAATCATCGGGTGTCCTTTGGTACAATTGAACAAACTCTCTAACTCGTTCTCCGATAACAATTCGTTGCTTTGCTCTTTGAACAAGTACGTCAAACTCTGTTGGCGTTTCATCCACTCGGAGTAGTTTCTTTCGCCAGAATTGATAATTTCTCCAATCCATAGGTTTTGTGGGTTATCGGTGGC